TGACCTTATTTAATTTGCAAGATAAATATTGAATGATTAAATGATGAGTCAGATTTAGCATTGCTCAAGAAGATAAGGCCCCCATAGGTTGTCCTACAGTATATTGAAGTGACTGAGATGGAATACCATAATCGTTTTCTGGAATAAAATATTTTCTAGAAACCAATATGGTAGCCCATAAATAACCTATATTATTCCCAAATAAACTATTTAAAATAGCTAATTGAGACTGTATAGGTAATCTGTCAGTAGCTGCACTTAAATCAAAACCATAAGAGCAATTATATTTCAAAGATAAACTTTGAGCATATAAGAAACCCTTGTTTTGATTATGAGTAAAATCATTAGGCAATCGTTTAAATAAATTAAACAATACCTTATGTAAAGGAGCAAACAATGATTGAGTTATTATATCAACCATTGCAAAAACTCTCAATTTTCCTGCAGCTTCTTCTTTAAAAGAAAGGCTACCTAAATGACCCTTATTAGTACCTATTCCTAGTATTGAAAATTTTGATTTTAAATATTCAATATTAGAAAACAAGGTAATAATATTCTTTGAATTAGTGGTTTGTAGATACCTAGTGACACTTTCAAAAAGAATTTCATCTTTTTTCAAGGATCAATAGGCACCTATTAACCGAGTATAACTAACAGATCCTAAAGGAGATGACTTAACTAAAGGTAAAATCTTAGTTATAGTCAAATCTTTAATATCCAATTTAGAAAATTTTGTTAAATAAATGGAACTATTACTAGTTAACCATCAATTAAAATCGTCTAAATGGGTTTTGGATCCAGTAAAATTATCCGTAATAGTAGATAACTTAGGAGAAAAAGGAACTTTAATTATTCTATATAAAGAAAAAATAGATAAATAAAGCCTTATAATTCTAAGACTACCATTACAAATCGACATTCTGTCCGTTAATTTAATAACAGATGGAAGGCCAGATTTTGATAATCGAGGGAAGTTATACTCTGGTTCGATCTCTCTCATAGATGAGAAAGGTTGACCTGCTAACTTTTTCTGAATACATAGTTGAGATGCTTTAAGGTATTTGACTGTATATAATTCACCGTGATTTTTAACCATTTTGATTAAAAAAAAACCGAAATTATGTAACATTCTAAACCGGGAAGTCTCCTTAGTACTCAAAAGGGACATGGTTACTATTCTGTAACCAATCACTTTAAGAACTAATAACAAATCTTTTGAATTTGTTAGTGAGATCATAGAACCTACTTTGTAAACATCTTTATACAATTTTAAATTTGAATGATAAGACTTTAATAAGTTTTGTTTTTTCATTTTTTTAATTATATAAAATTATTTTAATTCCAGTGGTTTCATAAACCTTTCAAGAAGAGGATTTATGACCTACATAGAGTAAAATCTTTGTGTATGATTTAAATATCATTTAAACACAGATGAAATAAAGTAGACCTAGTCTGCGGTTCCTCAAAAGAGGGACAGAAGACCAAAAGGTACCACCCGTTTTAGTTAAGTCGAAGACTTAAGCTCTAAAACTATTATTTCGAAAAACATATCTCCGCGTTTATATTCAAGAATATAAACCCAGTAGAACGTTTAACCAAGATAATATCTTGGGATTTCCGTAGAGTCTGT